ATGATGGGCTTCACCAGCGAGGCCGCCGCGCGAGAGGGCTACCTGGCGAACTACGAGCGGGGCTGGACCGGCCTGGGCGCGATCACCGAGATGACGCCCGCGCAGTTCAAGGCCTGGGTAAAATCGGCCGCGGCGAAGAAGCCGGTCAGCCCTGAATTCGGAAAGGCCCGCGATGGACAAGGACGAGACGAAGGACAGCGTCGAGCTGATCCGGCTGCCGGACGGCAGACTGGTGGACGCGCAGGGCCAGGAGGTCAGGATCAACCCGCAGCGCAACGAGGACGCGCTGCAGGAGACGCCGCCGACCGAGTCGTAGTCCAGGAGCCCGGCGGCAAGCGCGTCAGCGTCGCGCTGGTGCCGACGCCGGAAAGCGGGCCGGCGCAGGCCCTCAGCGCCCTGGCGAAGGCTCTCGGCCGACGCGTCCGCTTCTACGCCGCGCGGGCCGACATGGGCGGGGCGGACGGCTTCACGGTGCCGAGCGCGCCGGACGTGATCTACGTTGCCGCCGACTCGAAGGTGTCGCCGCTGGCGGTGATGCTGCACGAGTTCTGGCACACGCTGGAGCGCACGCTGCCGCAGGCCGCGGAGATCGTCAAGCGCGCGCTGGAGGGCCGCGTCAGCGCCGACGGCATGGCGCGCTTCCGCCGCTACTACAACATGCCAGGCATCAGCGCGGAGGGGCTGGCCGAGGAGATGCGCGCCGACCTGGCGGGCAATGTCATGTCCGACCCAGCCTTCTGGACGGACGTGTTCGCCGAGCTGAGTCGCGAGTCCGGCGCCGAGTCCAAGGGGGTGATTGCGCGCGTGATCGCCGCGCTGGAGGCGGTGTTGACGAAGGCGCTCGACGCCTTCCGCGGCGCGCCGGGCTACAAGACCGACCAGTTCGTCGCCGACGTGGCTGGCGTGCGCGCCGCGTACAAGCAGGCGCTGAAGGCCTACCTGAAGGACGCCGGCGTCAGCCCGACGGCGATGCAGGCCGAGATCCTGCGCGCGACGCAGGCCGCGACGAAGTCGACGGCGCGGGCGTACACTCCCGGCCGTGACAACCTGGACGGACAAGGACTGGGCCGGGTCGCTGGAGGAGTCGCTGCAGCGGCTGGAGGCGCTGACGCGCCAGCAGCGAGCTACGGACGCCCGCAAGAGGGCTCCGTATCTGCGACCGGTGTCCACTACGGAACCGCCGCCCGAGACACCCTCAGCTCCGCCCACTACGGCACCGGACTGAAGGGCGCCGAGCGGGCCCGCCTCGAAGGCGCCGAGAACGCCGACATCCGGCCGCGCATCTTCTTCTACGTCGACAAGGGCAGCGGCATTCGCCCCGAGGCCGGCGTGGGCGGCTACGCGCACCGCGTCCAGCTGAACAACCTGTACGACGTCTGGTCCGACCCGCTGGGGCTGCGCAAGGCCAACCCGGGCGCCAACAACTGGGAGCGGGCCCTGATGAAGGCCGGCTTCGATGGCTACCTCAGCCTGGACCCGGCGATGCCGCAGGGCTTCGCGGTGCTGGTGGGCAAGAAGCATTCGGACGTGCCGGTGGACAGTGACGCTGCGCCCGCGCCCGAGCCCGCCGAGCTGCGCAAGGCCCTGATGTCGCGGGAGATGCGCGACATCGACCTGGCGAACATCCCGGGCGCGACGCTGCGCGCGGGCACGCTGGTGGTGCCGGCCGAGGCCCAGGAGCAGGCCAACGCCGAGCTGGAGCGCATCGGATCGTCCACGCGCTTCAGCGGCGAGCGCAACCTGGAGCGCGTCGACCCGATGGAGGTCAGCACGCGCGCGCCGTCGGCCAAGCCGAAGAAGGGGTTCACCCCCGAGGATTCGATCGAGAACCTGCTGATCGCCGACTTCAGTGCTGGCCTCGGCCAGGAGGGCTGGATGTCCGCGGTGGCCGACCTGGTCACGCAGTACCCAGGCTACCGCGAGGCGAAAAGCGCGACCACGCCGGAGCGCCAGCTGGAGCGTCAGGTCCGCTTCATGACCGACAACCTGGTGTGGCTGCACGACCAGGTGCCGGAAGAGATCCGAGCGCGCAGCAAGCTGTGGTACGACGGCGCCCGCAAGATCGCCGAGACGATGTCGCGCAAGTACGGCATCGAGCCGTCCCAGGCAGCCGGCATCCTGGCCTCACTGAGCCCGCAGAAGGACTGGTTCATGAACGTGAGCCTGGCCGATCGCGTGGCGCAGATCATGGCCGAGCGACAGACCTTCCGCTGGTCCGGGCAGATGGCCGAGACCGCCGACCGGATCTTCGGCAAGCCCGTCTACAAGGTTGCCATCGATTCCATCAAGGGCAAGTCGCTGGGCGAGCTTGAGCTGGACTACGAGCGCGCCATGTGGCTGCGCGTGTACGACGAGGCCCACAACCCGCGCAGCTTCATGATCGTGTCGCCGGAGGGCGATCTTGTGGCTGAGGCGCGCACCATCAAGGGCGAACTGGCCAAGCCGGCCTGGGGCGGGAACGGGACGATCGCGAAGGCCGTCTCGATCTTCCGCGACGGGTCGTTCGCGAACATCAACGAGCAGCTCGGCCGCAAGCACAAGGTCCGCAACTTCTACAACAACATCCTGGTGCCGAACAGCCCGAACGGGCACGTCACCATCGACACGCACGCCGTGGCCGCGGCGCTGCTGCGCGCGCTGTCCGGCAACTCGGTCGAGGTGATGCACAACTTCAGTGGGCCGAAGAGCGCCCACGCCGGGCTGGAAGGAAGCTACGCGCTGTACGAGGAGGCCTACCGCCGCGCGGCCGCCGAGCGGGGCCTGCTGCCGCGCGAGCTGCAGTCGATCACCTGGGAGGCTGTGCGCGGGCTGTTCGTGCCGGGCTTCAAGCCGCAGCAGAAGAATGTCGACGCCGTCGACGCAATCTGGTACAAGTACCGCAAAGGACGACTGAGCTATGAAGACGCAAGAGACCAGGCCCTCCAGCTTGGAGGCGGAATTGACGCCCCTAGCTGGGCAGGACGCGACCCTGGAGTTTATGCTGAAGAGGGGGATGCCTCTGAACCTGGAGACGTACCTGGCGATGAACTACCCGGACGGAGTCCCGACGATGACGGCGGAGCTGTGGGCGGAGGTGCCCGAGCCTCTGCGACGCGAAGCCGAGGAGCCGGAGACGGGGCCGCTGCGGATCGCGCGCTGGCGTCACCAGAACGCGCAGATGCTGAAGCGCTGACGCCTCTGCCTGGCGCGCCGCGCGTGCCGGGCTTCCATGGGCCGGACCCGCGGCTGGTCGCCGTCGCCGAGGAGTACGCCCGCGACAACGGCATCGACCTGAAGCGCCAGGATGCCTACGCCGAGATCGACGAAGGCCGCGCCAGCCGCATCGCCGCCGCCTACGGGGCCATGGAGCACGCGCCGCAAGACCCGCGCGTGAAGGCTGCGTATGCCGACCTGATCCGCCAGACGCGCGCACAGTACGACGCGCTGGTGGCGGCCGGCTACCGCTTCTGGTTCATCGACCTGAAGCGCCCCGAGAACGCCGAGTACGCCACGTCGCCATGGAATGCGATGCGCGACATCCGCGCCAGCCGCTCGATGGGTGTGTTCCCGACCAACGAGGGCTTCGGCAGCAATGCCGCCTTCGACCCCGACGGCAACCCGCTGCTCTCGGACACCGGCCTGACCTGGCCGGTCGGCGGACTCGACGGGGAGCAGGCGCCCGTGCTGGCCAACGACCTGTTCCGCGCCGCGCACGACGCCTTCGGCCACGGCCTGGAGGGCTGCGGGTTTCGCGCTCAGGGCGAGGAGAACGCCTGGCAGGCGCACGTCAGGCTGTTCACCGGCGACGCTGTCGGCGCCATCACCAGCGAGACCCGCGGGCAAAACAGCTGGCTGAACTACGGGCCGCACGGCGAGGCCAACCGCAACGCGCGCACCGATGACACCGTCTTCGCCGACCAGAAGGCCGGCCTGATGCCGGAGTGGACCTGGACCGAGGGCCGCGTCGGCGATGCCGCGCCGGCCGAATCGGCGCGCCCGGAGTCGCAGAAATCTGTGGTTGAGCCACAAACGGTTGCTCCGTACAATCCTGCCGATGACACGGCACTGCAGGCCCTGCTGCAAGACGAGCAGGCCGCGCAGGACCGGGTCGTCGAGCTGCGCAAGCGCCTCTCGGTCCTCAACTCGCTGAAGAAGTGCATGGGATGACGGCGGAATCCAACTCGCAACCCCTGGAGCTGCTGCTGGCGGAAGTCAGCGCGGCCCTGGCGGATGCACTGGACCTGTTGCGGCAGAAGAAGGACGCCACCGAGGAGGTGGCCGCGTCGCTGAGCGAGCTGGTTGCGGCGCTGCAGGAGCACGCGAGCGGCGGGCCTGCAGCCATCGTCGCGGCACTGCGCGAGCTGCGCCTGGAGGCGCCGCAGGTGCACGTCACGAACAAGGTCGACGTGCCGCAGACCCTGGTGGAGAACCGCATCGACGTGCAGCCCACGCCGATCGAGAACCACAACCACATCACGGTGCAGCCGCCCGAGTCCGCGCCGCCTCGCGAGTTCGAGATCAACAACGTGAACTACGACAACCTCGGCCGGATCACCAGCGCGCGCATCCGGTCCGTGCCGAAACAAGGTTGAGCCAGCATGACCATCTCGATCAGCCATTACCGCTCGGCAGCCACCTTGAGCGCCCCATGGCTGCGATTCGCGTCCGAGTGGGCGCTGATTGTGGCGGCAGTGCTCGCGGCGCACTGGTCGCTGTGGCTGGCGTTGCCTGCGGCGTGGCTGATCGGCACTCGGCAGCACGCGCTGGCCGTCATCGGGCACATGGCATCGCACCGGCTCTGCGGGCGCGGCAGCGAAGCGCTCGCGTGGCTTGCGTTCGCGCCGATGGGCGGCGATCTGCGTCGGTATCGCAGTCTGCACCTGGCGCACCACCGGGCGATTTCCGACCCGGCGACCGATGTCGAGGTCGAGCTTGCGACGCGGTTCGCAGAGCGGTGGCGCGCGCCGCGCGCACGGGATACGTGGCTCGACCTGTTCGGGCCGCACGCCGACGAGGTGGCGTGGATCGTCCGGTCGGTCGCCACGCTGCGCTCGCTGTCCATCATGGGCGCGCTGCTGGCCGTCGTGGCGCTCACGGCGGGCATCCTGCCCGTGGCGCTGTGGCTGGCCGCCCTTCCGACCGGCTTCGCTGCGGCGCAACGGCTGCGGGCCCGCACCGAGCACGACCACCTGAACGCGCCAGGGCTCACGAAGCCATCGGTGCAGCCGAGCATGCTGCAGCGTTTCCTCTACCTGCCGCACGGCACTTGGATGCACGCCGAGCACCACGCACACATTCGAGGCTAGACCATGCCCATCCAGATCAGCCAGTACGAAACCAAGCCGGCCGTCGCCATCAACGAGGTCCACGTCAGCGAGATGCGGATCATCATCACCGAGGAAGACATCGCGAAGGCGCAGGTGCGCATCGTCTACAAGCTGTTCGGCCGCGACGAGGACGGGCACAAGCACTTCGAGCCGGCGCAGAAAGTGCTGCAGATCGACGATGCGTTCGTCGAGGCGCTGGTCCGCGCAGGGCAAGGCGACTTCGTGCTGGCGCAGGCCCTCGGCGCCATCGAGGCCGCCGTGGCGTCCCTGATCCAGCAGACGGGCGAGGTCGGCACGGCCACGGTGGTTCAGGGGTAGACCTTGGCCTACCTTTCGGGCAGTGCTACCGGCTACACGGACGGCGCGGCCACGTCGCTGTCTGTGCCGTTGCCTGCTCACAAGAGCGGCGATCTTCTGCTGGCGCTGGTGACGCAGGACGGCGGCACCGGCACGATCACGATCAGCGGCTGGACGGCCATCGGCACGCACGCCGCGTCGGCCGGCGTCAAGAGCGGCTGGTTCGGCAAGATCGCCGCATCGTCCTCGGAAACAGACCCGACCGCATCGTCCACCATCAGCGACGAGATGGTGATGACCCTGTACGTGGTGCCGGACGCCGACACCAGCAGCACGGTCGCCAACGCAATCCACGCCTCGGCGCGCAACGACACGACATCCGGCACGCAGTCGTCGCCGTCGCTGACAACGACCATCGACAACTGCCTGATCCTGTACTCGTGGTCCTTCGACGGCGCGGCCAGCTTTTGCGTCACGTCGCCGGACAAGATCATCATCACCGACAGCGACGAAACCACATCCACCTGTACGCACATGGCCGGGTATTTCCAGCAGCACGCTGCCGGTGCCGTGCCATCGCAAAACGCGGACAACAACATCAACGACGGCGGTAACGCGTGGGCTATCGCCGTCAAGAATGCGACCGGCGGCGGGCGCGGGCAGGCGATGACGCAGTGTGCCGAAGTGCTGGCCTTGTTGTCAGGCGCCGGCACCGACACGAACCTGACAACGGCGTCGCTGTCCGCTATCGCGGCCACGATCGGCGGCAAGACAGTCAACACGACGGGCTTGGGCACGACGCCAGGTGAGTCCGGGCACAACTATTCGCGCAACGGCTATTTTGAGACGTACACGAGTTCGGCGAGCGTCACAGACGACTGGATGGGAGTCGCCTTCACACTGGCGAGCAGCGCGAACCTGAGCGGCAAACTGGTTTCGATTTTGTGGGGCAACTTCAGCAGCGCCAGCCTCTACGGTGCCGAGGGTTTCGTCGTCGTTTTTTCGGACGGCACAAACTGGGCCGCCTTCAGGCTCTTGACTGCGGCTCAGTTGGCGGCCGGCGTCATCTACAACACGATTCTCAAGGTTGACTCGGCGACACCGCTAGATTCGTCCGGTTCGATAAATTGGGGTGCCGTCACCAAGGTAGGCGTCGCGTATCACCGCACCACGGCAACCGGGACATCCGGTAAGACGTTCAACGTCAAGCGCATCATGGCCGTGTCCGCGGCCACGTTCGTCGGCGGGTCCAGCGCGGCCCCGGTCACTGCTGGCGTCATCGGCGCCCCGTTCAACGGCTGCGGCCTGAACTACGTGATCGACTTGCAAGGCGAGCGGCAGGTACTGACGCGCGTACCACTGCAGATCGGCGACGGCTCGCTGGCGACGTACTACCGAGCCCGCGGTTCGTCCATCGAAATCCCCGGCGACTACTTGGCGGCGGGCGCGCAACGCTTCTGGAACGTGCCGCCGCTCGGCTTGAAGATCGTCGTGCGCGCGTCGGCTTCCGACACGATGGATTTTTCATCGGGCACGATCCGCAGCGGCTCGAAGCAGACCTTCGAGATTCACGCCTCGTCGTCCACCAGCGCAGCCTACAACTTCGACGGCGCGACCTTCGTCGGCCTGGCGGTCACCTGGCAGTCGGGCGTCACCTGCAACGGCGCCAACTTCGCCGGCTGCTACCAGATCACCGCCAACGGCGGCACGTTCACCGGATGCGCCATCAGCGGCTGTCTCGACACCGTGGCGCTGAAAACCGCGGCGCCGAACCTCATCAGCGGGTGCAGCTTCACGCAGGGCAACGCCGGCCATGCCATCGAAATCACGACGCCAGGCACCTATAGCTTCAGCGGCAACACCTTCAGCGGTTACGGTTCGGCCGGCAGCACCGACGCGGCGATCTACAACAACAGCGGCGGCGCCGTTACGTTGAACATCACCGGGGGCGGCAGCACGCCGACCGTGCGCAACGGCGCCGGGGCCTCGACCACGGTGAACAGCGGCGCGACGCTGACTTTGACCGGCCTGCAGACCGGCTCGGACATCGTGATCCTCGACGCCGGCACGACGACCGAGCGGGTCAACGTCGACGCGCACGGCGCGACCAGCTACGGCTTCAGCTACACGGCGACGGGCAACGTGGACATCTGCGTCTTCAAGGCAGGCTACGTGCCGTTCTTCGTGCGCGGGTTCACCTTGACGACATCCGACGCGACCCTGCCGATCGCGCAGGTCGCCGACCGCAACTACTCAAACCCATAAGGGAGCAGCCGCATGGCAAAGATCGTCGACCCCGATGGCCTCGTCGTAGGCACCAACCTCGCCCTCGACACGTCCGCAAAGACTTTCACGCTGACCGCGGCGGGGTCGCTGGTCGCGAAGGACGGCGTATCGTTGCAGGCGCTGTACTCGAAGTTCGTCGAATTGTGGACGACTTCGACATACAACAAGTACCCGTTTCCGATGTACGCGATCGACGTGCGCTCGGGCCAGTTTCAGCTCGGCACCGACGGGCAGACGTACAACGGCTGGAAGCCCGCGAACGACGCGACGCGGCAGATGATCCGCGACGCCGGCTGGAGCGAGTACAGCGCCGCGGGCGCGCTGCTGCGCCAGTACGTCGGCCTGGTCGCGCTGGCCTCGGGCTTCCCTGCCGGCGCGCAGTTCTACTACCAGCGCGCCAGCGGCGGCAGTGCGATCGACGCGACCTTCACCGACGCGCCGAACGAGGCGCTGCAGGTCTACGGTGACGCGGCCAACGGCAACTTTGACAACCGCACGTACTTCAAGCTGTTTTGTCGGCCGGCCGGCTACACCTTCGACGACGCGGTGCTCGCGGACGTGGGCGAAACCGGCACGGGCGCGTTCAAGTTGCAACTGCCTATATCGGTCGCGACCGACCTGAAGATCACCGTGGCGGACGGCTCGATCGGGTCGGCCCCGTACAGCGGCATCGCCGTCGAGTTCTTCGGCACCAACCAGAACAAGACGATCGGCGGCGGCAGCTACCCGTTCCGCAAGATCGTCCAGGGCAACGGCGCGACGCTGGAGCAGATTTACACCAAGGCGCAATACCTGCTGCGCCAGTCGGGCGACATCGACTCGGGCGCAGGCACCGTGACCGGCAAGACCGCCGATCAGTTGATGTACTTCGTCGGCGACACGCTCTACACCACGCAGGGCGTGTTCATCGAGAACTTCGACGCGAACGACACCAACCGCGTCGTGTTCCTCGACCAGAACAATGTGCAGCGGTCGTTCCCCTATGTCTCGGCGGGCACGATGACCTTCAATAGCGTGCTGCAGGGCGCGGGCAGCTACTACCGCATGTACTACGCCACCGGGCCGGGCGCAGGCGACGACTACGGCGAGGCCAGCGCCATCACCGTGCTCGACAACGCCGACGCGGCCATCGCGGGGTCGATCAGCAGCGGCAGCGTGAGTTTCACCTTCGACTACGACAACGACGCGGCCGGCGGCACGGCGGGCACCGACAAGCCCGTCGTCATCGTGGCGGGCCGCCCCGGGTACGCGAAGCCGGTCGTCGCCACCGGTACGATCACGCGGTCGAAGGGCCTGGTGTTCGCACTCGTCGCCGAGGCAGACCGCGGGTACAGCAACCCGTAACCCGTGGCCTACACCTTCGACGGCCCGAACAAGCTGATCGTCCTCTCGTCGGGGACGGTCAGCGTGAGCGTGCGCGATATGTGGTCGCGCTGGGCCGACTGGCTGGCGGTGTCGGACAACAGCAAGTACCTGCCGGCGATGCGTTCGGTGGGCGGCGACGACATCGACCCGACGGCAGGCACCAGTATCCCGGTCTACACCTATCTGCAAAACGGGTGGAAGGTCCGTCCGCAGGAGGCGCACCACACGCTGCGGGTGTGGGATGGTGTGCTGCTGGTCGACGGCGGGGGCGACCCGTTCGCAGACACCGTCGGGGCGTACCGCGTGCGCGTCAACTACCAGCAGCCGGTGGCGGCCATCGCGGTCGACAGCGCTGGCGGGGGCGGGGCTTCGGCCGAGGATGTGGCCGCTGCCGTGCTGGCCGCGCTGAATGCGACGACGATCCCGGTGGACGCGCAGAAGATCAACGGCGCCGAGGTGATCGGCGACGGCACGATCGGCAACGACTGGCGCGGCGTCGGCGTGCCGCCGCAGCCTTAGCATGTTCTCGCGGCAGAGCTTCAGCGCACACTCGTTCAACCCGGGCAGCTGGCATTTCAGCTACGACGACTCGGCCGGCGCGCCGACCCCGCCGTGGGTGGCGCGCGGCTCGTACGATCCGGGCGGCGACGAGGGCGAGCGACAGCATTTCATCCACCAGCAGAACCGCAGCTTTATCACGCTGCTGATGGGCCTGGCAGCCGCCGGCGCCTTCGACGATTGAGGACAATCGCACCATGTCACTGACCACCTGCATCCGCAAAGCCGGCGAGCACCTGCGCCCCGAAGACAAGTCGCAGATCCTGCTGCGCGCGCGCGAGCTGCGCGGCGAGGGCCTGCGTCCCGACGACGCCGGCGTGTCGGCCATCTCCGAGCAGGCGGACGCGGTGCAGCAGATGCTGGATGCCGCCGAGGCCGGGTTGGCGCAGGCGAAGGACGCCTCCACACAGCACCAGCGAGCGGCCGAGGACAAGGCGAATGCCGCCAGGCAGGGCGACATGTTCCAGGAGGACTTCGCCGGCACCGACGACTCCGTCGAGACGGCGCGCCTGGTCAGCTCCAGGGGCGACACCGCGCCTGGCGGCAACATCAACAGCGCCGGCCAGAAGATCTCCGGCACCAAGCAGGGCCTGAAGAACTTCTGGGCCTGGTTCGGCAACAGCGACGCGGTCGACGACAAGGGCCGTCCGCTTGTGATGTACCACTCCACCCGCGGCGACATCAGCCGCTTCGAGAGCGGCCGCGCCACGACCAACAACTACGGCCTGCTGGGCGACGTTGAGGTGAAGCGCGCGGGCATCTTCGTGACCCCAGACGCCGACTTCTCGCAGGAGTACCTGCGCAGCGGTGACGGCCAGAACGTGATGCAGGTCTACCTGAAGCTCGAGCAGCCGCTGGACCTGCGCGAGGGCTTGAGCGAAGTCGATGAGGAGGCCCTGGAGAAGGGCGGCGTCAGCACGCGCATGATCCACAACATCCAGAACCACTGGGAACTCTTCGACGCGGACGACAACGGCAAGAGCGAATTCGTCGACGCGCTGCGCGAGCTGGGCTACGACGGCGCCATCTTCAACGAGGACCGGCGCAACGGCGGCCGCGCCGTCACCTACATGGCCTTCGATCCCGGGCAACTGAAGTCGGCGACGGGCAACGCGGGCACGTTCGACGCATCGAACCCCGACATCACCAAGTCCACCGAGCGCGCCTGGTACAGCCAGCTGCAGAGCGCCATCGAGCAAGCCCCCGCACGCCTGGGCGACATGGCCGCCGCACAGTGGGCGCAGTGGCTCAAGGCCAACGCCGCGAAGATGGGCGTGAAGCAGGACGAGATCACCTGGTCCGGCATCGAGGACTACCTGCAGCTGCGCGGCAAGGACAAGCTGTCGCGCGACGAGCTGGCCGCGTGGGTTGGCGAGAACGGGGTGAAGGTCGAGGAGGTGGTGCTGGGCGACAGAGATCTGCACCAGGAATTCGAGACCGTGCGCGATGCGCAGGACTTCCTGATGGAGCTGCACAGCCAGAGTCGGGCCGAGCTGAAGGAGGACTACGGGTTCACTGATGAGCGGGACTACATCCAGGTCGCGAACGAAGCCTTCGCCAACATGTACCCGGACAGCGCGAAGCCCACCAAGTACGGCGACTACACCCTGCCTGGCGGCACCAACTACCGCGAGGTGTTGTTGACGTTGCCGGCGAAGGCAGGCCCAGAGCCGCTCGTGTGGACCGCCGACCGCATGCGCGAGAAGCGCGGCCAGTTCATTGACGACATGGGGTTCGCTGCCGAGACGGTCGATGCTGCTATCGGCTATGTTGACGAAGCCGGCTCCGTTGAAGACGCCTTGCGCATGACCGATGCGCGCGTCGGCAGTGGCGTCTACAAGAAGGGCACACCGCTGGTGCGTGACATGCTCCGCGGTTTGGTGGTAGGCGCGAAGAAGAAGAACGAGGCCGACAAGCCGGCAACCTACAAATCCAACCACTGGGACCAGCCCAACATCCTCGCCCACATCCGGCTGAATGATCGCGTCGACACGGACGGCAAGAAGGTGCTGTTCGTTGAGGAGATCCAGAGCGACTGGGGTCAGGCCGCGAAGAAGAAGGGTTTCCAGGAGCCCGCGCCCGCGCCGGTAGACAAGCTGCCTGATGGCTGGACCGTCGAACGCAAGAACGGCCAGCTGATGATGCGGGACCAGAACGGCGAATGGGCCGGCGGCCGAACGCTGCAGTCTTGGGACACCGACGCCGACATGATGCGCAAGGCCGTCGAGAGCTACAACGAAATGCAGGCAGCGCGCGCCAAAGGCGACGGCGTGCCACGCGCCCCATTCGTGGACAAGACCGACAAATGGCTGGCCCTAGCCCTGAAGCGCGTGATCAAGATGGCCGTCGACGGCGGCTACGACAAGGTGGCGTTCGTCACCGGCGCGCAGTCGGCCGAGCGCTTTTCGCTGGACCAACAGCTCAAGGGCATCAGGTGGGAGCCGGAGGGCGATGGGTTCAGCTCCGTCGCCGTCTACCCGCATCAAGGCGACGCGATCGGCCTGACCGTGAGCCGCGAAACAGGCGCCATCATCGCCAACAACGAGTTTCACGGCAAAGATCTCGACGAGGTGGTCGGGAAAGAGGTCGCCGCAAAGATCCTTGCGGCGGCGGAGGGGGAGCTGGTCGGCGACGGGCTAAAGGTCGAGGCGCACGGCATGCGCGCCTTCTACGACCAGATCGTTCCGCAGGTGCTGCGCGACGTGCTGAAGAAGGTGGGCGGCGGGGCACTTGCGCCGATGCCGCTGAACACGACCGGGCAAGGCCGCTTCTCTTTCGAGAGAGGGCCTTCTGGCGTGCGCGTTGTCTACCCTGACGGCACGAAGTCGGCCTGGCAGGAATCCATGGAGGCGGCGCGCGAGCTGACGCGCAGCTACGGGAAGCAACCCGGCTTCGACGTGACCCCGGCAATGCGTGAGAAAGCCGCGGACGGCCTGCCGCTGTTCAGCGTCTACCGCAACGACCCGGCGCTCGAATCCTGGGCCGAGGCGGCCTTGGCCGGCCAGCACACGCGCGACGCCTACAAGAAGGTCTCGCCCTCGCTGCCGCACCCCGCCTGGCTGATGGCAGGTCTGGACAGCCGCCTGCCGGTGACCATCGACCGCCGGCTGGTGTCGCACCTGCGCCGCGCGGGCCACGAGGAGGTGACGGCCGGCATGATCGGGCGCCTGGCCGACCTGATGGCCCACCCGCGCGTGATGATCCGCAACGAGGACGTCGACGGCAACGGCCAGAGGATCACCCGCCACCAGGCGCTGCTGGATGCGCGCGACGAACAGGGCCGTCCGCTGCTGGTGGCGGTGCGCCAGAGCAAGGAGGGTGGCGGCGACGTCTATGACGTGCGCAGCATGTTCGGCCGCAACGAGTCGATGCGCTACGTGCTGGACCAGCTGCGCCAAGGCAACGTGGTCTGGATGGCCGACAAAGAAGCCGCGGCCCTACGGGACTTTACAGGCAGAGGCACGATGCCTCGTACCGGGCAGAAGCCCGGCGCCCAACCCGCACGGACCGCGACAACGGTCATTGTACCCGGCGATGCTGCAGCGCAGAACTACCCGACCAAGGGGTGGAAGCAGGGCGGCAACTCCATCACGATCCCGGCCGATACTCGGCGGGCTGAAGGGGTGGCCTTCAGCGCCGGGCGCGACCCGCAGACCGAGACGCCGGAGTTCAAAGCCTGGTTCGGCGACTCAAAGGTCGTTGATGAGCAGGGCGAGCCGCTGCGCGTGTACACCGGCACCAGCTCCGACGTCGACTTCAAGTCGTTCCGGGCACCGAAGAACGGCATCTGGTTCACGGACTCGGCCGAGGGCGCCTCGCAGTACGCGGTAGAGAACGACAGCATGGGGCTGGAGTACGACGGGCACAAGTTCAATCCGAAGAACAGCGCCTCGCGCGTCATCCCGGCCTACCTGTCGATCAAGAATCCGAAGGTCTACACCGAGTGGCCTGAGTCGATCATGCGCGCGACGAACTATCGCAAGGCGCAGGGGCTGGTGTGGGAGACGCTGCGCGCGCAAGGTCACGACGGCGTGATCGCCGACATCGCCGGCAGCAAGATCATCGTTGCCTTTGACGCCAAGCAGATCAAGTCCGCCATCGGCAACAACGGCGGCTTCGACCCGGGCAGCAAGGACATCACGAAGAGCGCCGACCGCGACGAGATCAACAGCGCCCAGGAGCACTGGGCCTCGCCTGGCGCCAGCAAGTTCGACGACATCGTCTACAAGCTGCAGGACAAGCACGTCGACACCAAGCGCGTGCTCCAGGCCGTGAAGGACGCCGGCGGCACGCTGCGCGACGACCTGGACGTGTACCTGCAGGAGGAGCTGTTCCACGGCCGCGCCGCCAAGCGCACCGAGGACTTCGTGCACCACGAGCTGCAGCCGCTGATCGACCAGATGTCCGAAGAAGGTCTACAAATTTCGGACCTGGACGAGTACCTGCACGCCCGCCACGCGCGCGAGGCCAACGAGGTCATCAAGCGCCGCAACCCGGAGATCCAGGACGGCGGCTCCGGCATGCTGAACCAGGACGCCGAGGCCTACTTCGCCGAGACCGACGCCACCAAGCTGCGCAAGCTGGAGGCCGCCGCGGCGCACGTCGACCGCATGCTGGCCAAGACGCGCGAGCTACTCGTCGACTACCAGCTGGAGTCGCGCGCCAAGGTCCAGGGCTGGGCGGACATGTTCGAGCACTACGTGCCGCTGATGCGCGAGGATGAGGGTGGCCACAGCGGTGGCGGCACCGGTCAGGGCTTCAGCATCAAGGGCAAGGAAGTCAAGAGCCGCACCGGCTCGACGCGCAAGGTCGTCGACATCCTGGCCAACATCGCCATGCAGCGCGAGCGCACCATCGTGCGCGGCGAGAAGAACCGCGTGTCGCAGGCGCTGTTCGGCCTGGCCGCATCGAACCCGAACCCCGAGTTCTGGCAGGTGGACACGCACGTCCCCAGCGAGCAGGTCTTCAACCCGAAGACCGGCTTGGTGGAGGACCGGCCGGACAACCTGTACAAGCAGCGGCCGAACGTGCTGGTCACCAAGATCACGGACGCCGACGGCAACGTGCACGAGCGCGCGGTGGTCTTCAACGAGAAGAACGAGCGCGCGATGCGCATGGCCGAGTCGCTGAAGAACCTGGACGCGGCGCAGCTGGAGGGCCTGCTCGGCGCCAGCGCCAAGCTGACGCGCTACTTCGCCAGCATCAACACCCAGTACAACCCGGTGTTCGGTGTGGTCAACCTGGTGCGCGACATGCAGGGCGCGCTGGTCAACCTGGGCACGACCGAGATCGCCGACAAGAAGGCCGATGTGGCGCAGCAAGCGATGTCGGCGCTGCGCGGCATCTACGGCGACCTGCGCGCCACCCGCAAGGGCGGCACGGCCAGCTCGCCCTGGGCGCAGCTGTGGGAGGAGTTCCAGAGCGTGGGCGGCCAGACCGGCTTCCGCCAGCTGTTCGCCACCAGCAACGACCGCGCCGAGGCGATCAAGAGCGCGCTCGACCCGACCGCCTGGATGGACTCGAAGCTGGGCAAGATCTTCACCGCCAACGGCACACTGAAGGTGCCGCTGGCGGCCGCGCAGCGCGGAGCGAAGTGGATCTTCGACTGGCTGAGCGACTACAACACCGCGATGGAGAACGGCGTACGCCTGGCGGCCTACAAGACCGCCCTCGATGCCGGCCTGAGCAAGGAGCGCGCGGCCAGCCTAGCGAAGAACCTGACGGTCAACTTCAACCGCAAGGGCCAGGCGGCGCAGCAGGCCGGCGCGCTGTACGCGTTCTTCAACGCGTCGGCGCAGGGCACGGCCCGGCTGGGGTCGGTGCTGCTCGAGATGGAGCCTGGCAAGCCGAAGACGGCGCGGCTGTCGCCGCTGGGCAAGAAGGTGGTCTACGGCGGCATGATGCTCGGCTCGATGCAGGCGCTGGCGCTGGCGGCCGCAGGCTTCAGCGACGACGACCCGCCGGAGTGGGCGCGCGAGCGGGCGCTGATCATCCCGACGGGCAACAAGACCTACGTCACGATCCCGCTGCCGCTGGGCCTGCACGTCATCCCGAACATCGGGCGCGTGACCACGGCCTGGGCGCTGGGCGGGTTCAAGGACACCGCCAAGCATGGCATCGGCCTGCTGGGCTCGCTGGCCGACGCGTTCAACCCGATCGGTAACGCCGGCTTGTCGATGCAGACGCTGGCGCCGACGGCGCTGGACCCGCTGGTGGCGCTGACCGAGAACCGCGACTGGAGCGGCCGGCCGATCGCGCGCGAATCGAGCAACAAGGCGACCCCCGGGCACGCCCTGGCGCGCGACACCGCGTCGAGCTGGAGCAAGCTGATCAGCGAGGGCATCAACTACCTGAGCGGGGGCACCAAGCACACCGCCGGCGTGCTGAGCCCGACGCCGGACCAGATCGACTACCTGGTGTCGCAGGTGACGGGCGGCGTGGGCCGCGAGCTGACCAAGCTGGAGCAGACCGGCCTGGGCGCGGTGCGCGGCGAGGAGGTGCCGCTGTACAAGGTGCCGCTGGTCGGCCGGTTCGTCGGCAACGCCAAGAGCCAGGCCAGCGAGGGCAACGCCTTCTACGCCAACGTCGAGCGGCTGAACGAGCTGGAGACCGAGATCAAGGGCCTGAAGGGCGAGGGCAAGACCGCCGAGGTGGCGGCGCTGAAGATGCAGAACCCGCAGGCCTACCTGATCACGCAGGCCAACCACGCCGAGCGCCAGGTGCAGAAGCTGCGCAAGGAGAAGAGCGAGCTGGTCAAGGCCGGCGCGCCGCGCGAGCAGATCGTCGCCATCGAGGCGAAGATCACCGAGCGGATGGCGGCGCTGAACCGGGCCGTGGAGAAGCTGAAGGCGGACTGAGGATCTTGACCTTCCCGTGCTTCAGGTGCGGGAAGGTCAGATCACGCGGAGGTAGGCCAGCACCGGGGTGGAGATGGCGGCCAGGGCCATCGCGCCCCAGACAATCGCCAGGCCCGCCTGGATGGCCGCCTGCGGGGCGACAATGACTGCTGCGCAGAACGCCACGAACAACAGCAGGCAGATGAATAGGGCCATGCGCAGATTCTGCGCGCCGGGTGCTGGCGGGCGCAAGCGGAAACGGTGGCGTATCAATCTATCTATATCGCGCACCCCTTGTGCACCTTGCGCTTTGCCGCGAGGTAGGCCTCATGCGCCTCCTCGGCCGTCTGGAATGTCCCCAGGTGGTGCAGTTCCTTGTTGACCCGAATCTGCGAATACCAGGCGCGCCTTGCCTTGTGAAAGTAGGCGCCAAGCAGGCCGGACTTCGAGTCCTTGTGGGCCTTGCCCTGGTTCTCCATATTGAATGCCTGGTCGCACTCGCGCAGGTTCTCGATCCGGTTGTTCGAGCGGTCCCTGTCAGCATGGTCGATCTGCCCCAGCGGCCAGCGCCCCTTGTCGTATAGCCAGGCGAGCCGATGGGCGCGGTACGTGTGACCCAGCAGCCTGATGTTGGTGTAGCCGTCGCTCGTCTTGTAGCCCACCGTCCTTGTCATCTCGGACCTGTAGCTGTAGAAGACGCCGGCCTCATAGTCAAAGCACAACTCCGCACGCAGCATCTCCGCGGTCAAGCGTCGCTCCTTGGCCTGCATCCGTAGCTCATTGTTGGTCATGTAGTAGCCCAATCAGTAGCAATGAACTGAGTATATATTAAGTCGTTGATTTATATGGCGATAAGCTATGCGTACCGGATTGCAAATCCGTCCAGAGCGGTTCGACTCCGCTCCGCGCCTCCAGAAAACTCCTTGTAAATCAACCACATAGAGCTTGGCAACTCTCCGGAACTTCCGGACGGTTGACCCAATAGTCCGCAAAAATCCTTGCGCCGCTACCAGAAATCGGTAGCATGCTACCACCCAATCGGACAGGGGTTGTCCGTCAAGTCGGGTGGAGGTGGTCATGGCGATCAGTGTTCAGAAACGCTCGGGCGGCCATCAGCTGCGGGTCACGCACCGCTTGTTGCCGCGGCCGTTCTTCCACACATTCGCCGACGAGGCCGCCGCGCGCGCCTACGGGCTGCAGCTGCGCGAGCTGCTCGACCAGGGCATCGTGCCAACGGAGCTGCTGGCGCAGCCTGCCAAGAGCGCAGACGACGCGCTGGTCGCAACCCTGGTGCGCGGCTACCTCGACGGCGCGCCAGGGCTGACCGACAGCGACAACGAGCTGCTGACATCGATCCTGCAGCAGCGCGAAGTCGAGGCCCTGCGTGTCAGCGGCGTCACCGCCAAGTGGTGCGACGACTACGTCATGCGCCTGAAGCGGCGCCAGCTCGCGCCCGGCACGATCCGCAAGCGCGTGGGCGCGCTGGCCCGCGTGATCGACTGGCACCAGCGCCTGGAGGGCCGCGCCGAGACGCGAGCGAATGCGCTGCGCATGATGCCGGCCGGGTACAGCCAGTACAGCCAGCGCGACGTCATCGAGCTGGGCAAGCGCGGGCTGCAGGCGAGGCGCGACCTCGCGCGCGACCGCCGACTGCTGCCGGACGAGGAGGCGCGCGTGCGCGACGCGCTGGCAGGCGTCAAGCGCCCTGATCGCGAGCGGCCGTGGCCTGCTGACACCCCCTTCGCGATGCTGTTCGACCTGATCCTGGGCACCGGCATGCGGCTGTCGGAGGCCTACAAGCTGCGCGTCGACCAGCTCGACCTGCCGCGCCGCGTGGCCCGCATCGAAGGCAGCAAGGGCGCCCGCGGCCAGACCAGGCCGCGCGTGGTGCCGCTGCGACCCGGCCTGGCGGAGCAGCTGCAGGCCTACTGCGAGGGTCGTATCGGGCTGCTGTTCCCGTACTGGGATGGCTCCAAGGAGGACGCGCGCCGAGCCAGCGGGCGGCTGTCGCAGCGCTTCCATACGCTGTTCGCCTACGCCGGGGTGGATGGCTTCACCGAGCACGACCTGCGCCACGAGGCGACCTGCCGCTGGTTCACGCTGCGCGACGAGCGCGGCGCGTGGGTCTTCAGCGACCTGGAGATCTGCCGCATCATGGGCTGGACGAGCACCCAGATGGCGCTGCGCTACGCGTCTCTGCGCGGCGAGGATCTGGCGGCCAGGCTGGTGTGAGCGCGAGTGTTAGGGGCGCAATTTGCGCCCCTAACCGGATACAGGCCGATTCTGAGCCCTAGAACAAGTTGGGCATCACGGGCGAGCGCGAGCGAATGCGCCCACACAGCTCGTATCGTGCGCGGCGTCGTATCGCATCTCGGCAGCGGTCTTGACGTGCGGCACCACGGCGGGCTCCGAAAGCACATGCTCCAGCATCGCCCGCGCTTCGATCGCGGTCAGCAGGTTTGTGCCAACGGGCCATGTCTTGTTCTTGTTCCACTCGTCGTCCTTGCGGCCGTCGAAGCTGATCCCGCAGTCCGGGGCAAACGTCTTTGGCAGTTGCCAGCTCAGGAAGCGGGAAACCATGTCGTCAGTCACTTGCATTTCGTTCTCCTGTTTTCGGGCAGTGACGCCCAACCCTTCGTTCAAGCGGACGCCTTCGGCGCCGCTTAACTCAAACGTTATGCGCCTGCCGCGCTATCGAAAGCAGCAGGTCGCGGAAAGGTTCTGGCGTGGCGTTGCGGATCGCGGTCTTGTTCTTCCCGCCCACCATTGCCACCACGCCGATGCGCCTGGCCTTCTCGTAGCCGTAGCGCTCCACCATCCAGGCGGGCAGGCGTTGCTCGCCATTCGTCCAGTTCAGTTCGGGCAAGGTCAGCGGGCGCACGTTTGCCAGTAGCCATGTCGGCTTCCGGCTGGCGTGCCCGTAGTGCCCCTGCTCCACGTAGCACACGGAGTAGCCGCTGCTCGGGTGCCCCATGTCGCTGCGCTGCCAGCCCTTGCCGGCCTCTGGCTTGCGCAGTCCAAATGCGTCCCACGCCTTGCTGTGCGCCGGGTGTTCCAGCACGCCGCCCCAGGTCAGCACCGCGTGCAGCGCAGCCTCAAAGCATCCGCCATCGTCGCCCAGCTTGTACTGGTGCGGCTTGCGCGTGCTGCCGTGCCAGAACCTACCCCAGCGCTGGCATGGCGGGTGCGCCACTACCGGGTGCGGGCCTGGATAGGTCCGCGCATCGCGCGCTTCGTCCCACGGGTCAACGCCTGGCACGCCCACATAGCAGCCCTTCGGTTCCACGTACAGGGCCGCCACCGTCCGGCACTCCACCGGGCGCATAACACGTCGCTCAACCGGACCCACAAGGGCGGTCGGCAGTGTGGCTTCTTCGTAGGTCATCAGCGCCCTTGTGGTCCGGTTAGCTCAGCGTTAGGGCGCACGCGGCTTGCCGGTCACGGCTTGCCAGTTGTCGTGCCCGCACTCGTCGCACTCTAGGCCGGTGTCCAGGGCCACGGCGCCGCACTTTTCGCAAGCAACGTCGTCACCCATGCCCGGCTCATCGCGTGCCTTCAGCGCATCGCTGCGCGGGTTGAAATTTGGTAGTCCGTCCACGTTTTCCTCCTTCGTTCACCAGCGCCCTAACCCAGTATTCGAGCGGACGCGCAACGGCAGAGCCTCGCGCATCTCTGCGGCAAGCTCGGCAGTGCGGCGCTGCTGCTCTCTGGCTATGGCGTTCGTGTCTTTCATCGCAATCTCCGCATCAAGCGCTGTCGCGCACCGCCACCGCCGCGTAGCGCACGCCGCGCCCGCACCAGTAGAGGCAGGCCACGGCGCCGACCCACGACACGATTTTGCCGGCGAACTCCAGCGCCATGTACCAGATCACCAGCGTTTCGGCGTTGCCCGCCAGAGACTTCAGCAGTTCAATGATTTCCTTGTCCATGGGTCACCCCTTCATTGTTGAGTTGCACGTCGGTTGTCGCTCATGGCGTCACGCCACGCGCGGCAGTGCCGGGGGAGGGCGCCTGCGACCCAGCCCCCGCTGCTGCGCGAGTACCGCCGTCGGCGCGACTGGCTTGCGGCGCTGCGCCGCCTGCTCCAGCGCCAGCTCGTTGATCCTGGCGTAGAAGGCCTCGGTCGGGAAGACCCAACCCCCGTCACCCCACAGCAGGCCCGGCAGGTCGCCGGTGCGCGCGCGGTCCTCGATGGTCTTGACCGAGCAGCGCATCAGCGCGGCCGCATCGCTGGCGGACAGGATGTGCGTCATGGCTCCGCCGGGATCAGCGCGCGCAGGCGCTGGATGTCTTCCTGCAAGGACGATACCAGGGCCGGCATCGGAAAGAACCGCTCGCAGTCCTCGATCAGCCTGCGCAGCGACGCGATGCGGATGTCGACCTGCTTCTGCGCCGGCCTGGACGCGATCAGCTGATCGATCGACCGGCGCGAGCAGAAGACATTGACGACCCAGCTCACGCCGTCGGCTCCTGCGCTGCGCTGCGGGTGATCTCTTCGTCCGCGGCGGCCTCGGGCGAGACCCAGTCGTCGGCATGCTCGACAGCGACACAGGCCGCCGCGTAGGCGGCCGCCATGGCGCAGCTGCCAGACTCGACCAGCCTGGTCGAGTAGCGCCGCACCCATTCGTCCTTGGTGATGATCCCCATGGCTCAGCCCTCCTGGCGAGAGGCGGCGATGGCGCGTTCGACCCGATCGCGCCGCTCCAGCATGCGCCAGGCCAGCTGCACGGCCTGCTTGGCATCGTCGCCGTCGAGCAGCGTGGCGATGCGGGCCGACGCCGACAACACCGAGATGCGCGCCCCTTCGGCATACGTGGCGCCTGTCGACGTGGCGGCCTGGCTGGCGACCGCGTCGATGAGTTTGGCGGCCTGCATGCACTCGAAGATCGCCGTCGCAGCAGTGATGAAGCGCTCTCCCTTGGCCTGGCGCGCCGTCTCGACCATGTCCGAGATCGACTCGGCAAACTCTTTCAATGAAGTCTCTGCGCTCACACGGGGCTCCGTTGGTTTGGTGATGTGATTCTATACAGTTCGTTGACGTATGAACGCTTAATTGCGCGCTCCGCCGGCATTCACCCCCTGGATGAGGGGGGCGACTTCTTCTGGGTGGCCAGCAGCGGGCGTCGCCAGCATGCGCCGCAGCGCCAGCGCGTCGCCGACACCTGCACGCCGCTGTGCGCGTCGGAGCGGCCGCCACACTGGCTGCAGTCGAGCTGCGCGCCGCGCCGCAGCGAGCCCGGCAGGAACGTCGGCGAGGCCTGCGGCGGGGGTGCGGACATCAGGCGCCCCCTTCGCGAACGGCCGACCACTTCAGGCCGGAGTGAGTCTGCCTCTTGCCCTGAAGGCAGAGGCAGATCTTCGCCGCCTGGTGCCCCGACCTTTGCGCCGACATGAGCGAATCGAATCGCCCGACCACGAGGCCTGTATGAGGGTCAGAGCAAATCACAGCCATTGCTCGATGGTGTAGTGCGCCAACCTTGCCGGACATCGAGTGCTTGCTCTGAAGGACGCGGAACTTGTGCTTGTGGTTCTCGGAGCGCGTGACCCACTCCAGGTTCTCTAGCCTGTTGTCGCCCCTGGCGCCGTTCTTGTGGTTGACATCCGTCTGACCTGGCAAGGCCGGGCCAAGGAACGCCTCGGCCACAAGCCTGTGCACTGAGTGATGGCGGCTACCGCCAGGGCCTGACAGCTTGACCGTCATGTATCCATTCCTCCGCCGTTGGGCCATTTCTTGTGCGGCATATGTTCTTGTGTGGGTTGAGCCGTCTGGCATGTTCGCGACCGTGCTCCGCACGACCGCGAACACGCGCCCAGCCGCGTCGACCTCGTATCTGCCTTCGTAGCCTGGCGCCGGCTTGCGCATGGCCTTAGAACAGCCCGTCGAGCGACGGCGGGGCCCAGCCGGCCGGCTTCATGATCTTGCCGCCATCCGAGAGCACCGGCCGACCATCCACGAGCTTGGCGTCATTGCTGTCCAGCACGCGGCGGTCGGCCTCTTCCTTGCTCATGCCGGCCAGGTAGGCCACGCCGTTGCCGGTGACCTCGCAGTCGCACAGCGCATCCAGCGCCATCTCGCGGTCGTAGATGCGGGCGAGGACGGTGCCCTGCTTGAGGTTGGTGGCGATGGCGTCGAGGATCGCGGCGACTTCCTGGGTGGCGTTGGAGCTGGCGCCGGTCGGGCTCTCGATGTTGATGGTGCGAAGGAACTCGCAGAACTCCTCGAGGTGGCAGCCGATCTGGGTGCTGAGGTGCTGCTCGTTGCCGGGCTCTTTGCCGCAAGCGTGGAGCCAGCTGGCGGTGCGGAAGTGGTTGGAGTGCATGGGGATGTGTCCTGGTGGTGAGAGGGTGGGCGAGTCAGGCTGCCAGCTTCATGCGCACGGCATTGCCGCGCTCGATGTAGCTGGCCAGGTCGGTGGCTTTCACGCCGCCGGTCATGAGGCGGTTGTTGATCCAGGCCTCGCAGCACGAGATCGCCTTGCCGGCCTGGTCCTTGTTGAGCTTGGACGAGGCCAGCACGCCGCGCAGGCGCAGGTCGGTCACCAGCCGCGAGAGCGCATCGGCGCCGCAGCTCGCGCCGTTCGTGCGCGATCCAGCGCCGGCCACATACACGCGCCAGAAGGAGGAGGCCTTCTCTCCGCGGACGCGCAGCGTCGCGAGGGCGGCGACGATGATGGGTGTGGGCATGATCCGGTAGGTCGCGCCGATCTCGTCAAGCGCGAGCAGCTCGGGCTTCCACTCGCCGACCATTTCGTAGATGTTCTCCTGCCACCTGATGACCCGCAGCGCGGTCGTGACCGCGCCCTTGGTCAGCAACGCTGTGGAGGGCGAAATGCCGTGCAGTCGGTAGGCTCCGGACAGCTTGTCGACGGCGCCCTCGACCGACCCCCTGTAGTCGTACTGCTTGTACAGCTCCATGACCTCGCCCATCGAGTCGGCGTCGTAGACGTCCACGTACACGAAAGGCGGCGCGACAAGGCGGCCGTCGCCCCACATCAGCGAGCGCGTGTGGCCGTCGAGCTTCACCAGGCTGCCGTCGGGGAGCCGTGCGGCGGCGACCTTCTGGTGCGTCTTCGCCGGCCGGGCAAGGTGGTCGCGCGCGGCCTTCGCGGCGTGCGCCTCGGTGTCGCGCTGGATCGGGTTGTTTGCGACCGCCGCCCACTGGGACGGGGTCATCTGGATTGTCTTCATGGTCGGCCTTTCTCAGGTTGCCAGGCGCTGCACTGCCCGGTGGATGCGGTCTTGGAAAAAGCGGCGGATGGCGTACTGGCGCAGAATCGAAATGGAGGTGTAGATCCACCCCAACCACCAGTTCTGCCCGGCGCTGATCTGTGCGTCGACCAGCGGAAACAGCAGCATGTTGGCGACGAAGTTGATGCTGAAGCCGATCGCCAGGTTGACCCAGGCCTCGATGATCGCGGCACGCGGGTTGGCGCCTGCCCGATAGCTGCGGAAGGTGAAGGCGGCGACGAAGATCATCGACGCGATGCCGAGGAGAGGTAGGATATGCACGATCACTCCTGCGATGCGTAGGGCGCGTGGCCCGGGTAGCCGGGCGGGTTCAGTCGGTGCGACGCGACCTTGTACAGGCGCGCGATCTTGGCGATCTCGTCCAGCGTACCCCGCAGAATCATGTGCCCGCGAATCAGCGGGTCCACGATGCAGATGCGGTACGGGCCCGCGTGCGGTCTGGCGCGGTTCATGTCGATGCCCTCGCCGGCCGGTCGCCGCTGTCGTCGTCCTCGTCGTCGTCGGACTCGATGAGGCAGGTCCAGACGAGCGCGAGCATGACGCAAGCGCCCAGGAAGAACGCGCCCAGCAGCTCCAGGATATTGGCGGTGATCATTTCGCCTTGCTCCCAGGCGTGCCGGCAAGCTCGGTGTCGGCGATGGTGTAGTGGTACGGAGCCTTGTCCTTGTAGCGCTCACGGATTGAGACCATGAGCCGCTCGAACCTGGCGCGGATCCCGTCGAGCGCAGCGTGCTGGCTCGGAGGCCGGTCGTCGGTCGCGTTGCCGGCGTGCTTGCCCTCGATCAGGATGTTGATGCAGGCCAGTGCGTTGGCAAGGTGCGGCGTGCCATCGACCGGGTCGTCTTCCTGGCCTTCCCACCAGGCATCGAGGTGGCGCATCGCGGCGGCGTAATACACCGAGTTGCGGATGCCGGCGCCTCGATAGTTCCAGGCGCCGTACTTCACGTTGCCCAGGTAATGCGCGATGGCCTGGTAGGCCTTGACGATCGGAGACACCAGGTGCAACGGCAGCTTGGCGGCGCCGAGCGCGTCTTTCGGGTTGGTCGCCTTCTCGGTCACTTGGCGACCTCCGCCGTGCTGTCGTTCACGACGACGCCGTCGCGCAGCGCCACGCTCGACCCGACGCGCTCGCTCACCTCGTTGAACTTCGACTCGGTGGCCTTGGCCAGGTCGATGCCGGTCGCGTGAGCCATGCGCACCGTGGGCCCGTCGGCGTACTCCATGCCGAGCCGGCTCGCGATGCCGCTCAGCCGCATCGCCGCCTCCATCAGGTGTGGACGCGCTCCGGTCTCGAACTCGACCTCGTCGATGTCGCCGCGCTCGAACTTCTTGCGCAGGTTGGCGTAGTTGCCGATGTGCGCGATGACGTGCATCAGCGCGCGCTGCGGGCTCTGCTGGCTCGTCTGCCAGAAGTCCGGGCCGGACTCGTCGAGGGCGCGCATGCAGAAGATGTCGAGGTAGGCCTGGACGTCCGCGGCTTCCTTGCCGATCTCGGCTTCGTCGCCGATGCCGGCTTCGACAGCCAGTCGCGCCTCGGCCAGCTCGCCGACCTCGCCGATCAGCGCCTGGAACCACTGCGCCGGCGTCCAGTCGCTGCCGTCCGGCTTGCTGTGCGCGAACTCGCCGCGCTTGTTCTTGAACTGCGGCAGGCGCAGGGCGTTGGCCTGGCGCAGCGCATTGAAGGAGAGGTTGCTCACTCGTTGCCTTTCGTGTCGATTTTCGTGGTGCGCAAGAGCGCCTCGTGCAGCGAATCCCGCAGCGCGCGCAGCTCGACGGGACTCAGCGTCACGGAGAAAGATCGGACCGCGCCGGTGCGCTGCGCGCCCTTGTGCGTCGTCAGCAGCGCGACGGTCGTGCCATCCGGCCTGTGGATGTAGTGCGCGTCCAGCGCGAACGCCGGGCTGTCGACGATGCGGTCCGTGGCGATCACGTCAGTACACGCTCGACGGGCGCAGCGTCAGCGACACGTTGCGGTGCTTGTCGTGCAGCACCAGCCAGGCGCCGTTGACGCGGCGGTAGATCTCGATGATCTTGCCCTTGCCGTGGCCCCAGCGCGTGCTGTAGCCGACCGTCGCGCCTTCCTTCGGCAGCTTCTTCTGCACCGTCTTCGTCACCGGCTTCCTTGCGATCATGTCGAACACCTCGTGTTGATGGTGGAAAGTCCCCGCTGCTCTCCCGGGGTGGTCACGCGGTTCTGTTGTTCTGCCTTGCGTATCAGCAGTCCCGTCTATCCCGAGATGCCATCCCGTCTCTCCGGGCGTCACGCCAACCAGTTATTGCGCTGTTGCCTGCCTGCCCATCGAAGGACTCGGCTCACGCTGGTTCGATGACGTATGAACCGCTGCTCTTTCCTGGCGTGCCGGTCTCGCGACCATGTGCGCCTCCTTGTGGTGTGCGTCGCAGAGCCATGTGACAAGCAGCGGGGAGCTGTAGTGCGGGTGGTGCGCTTGCGATTGCGCGTCCCCGCACGTCTCGCACGGCCAGCGCTGCAGCCTTCCGGTCCTCAGCGCATAGGCCACAGCGTTGTGTGCGTCCAGCTTTTCCTTGTTCCTCGCCCTATACGCAGCCGTAGCGCGAGCCCTGGCGGCCTTGCCTTTTTCCGTGGCCAGGTACTCGCGGTTCAGCCGCCTACAGTTCTCCGGGTTGGCTCTGTTCCTCACGCTCAGAACGGGATGTCGGAGTCCATCGAGTCCCAGTCCCCGCCCGGCGCTGCCGCGGCCTTGCTTCGCGCCGGGGCCTGCGCCGGCGCGGTTGCGGGGCGCTGGCGCGGCGCCTGGGACGGGGCCGCGGCCTGGCCGCCACCCGCGTCGTCTCGGCCGCCGAGCAGCTGCATCGACTCGCCGACGATCTCGGTGGTGTACTTCTCGACGCCGTCCTTGTCGGTCCACTTGCGGGTCTTCAGGCGGCCCTCGACGTAGACCGGCTTGCCCTTCTTCAGGTACTCGCCGGCGATGTCGGCCAGGCGGTCGTAGAAGACCACGCGGTGCCATTCGGTTTCCTCGTTCATGTCGCCGGACTGCTTGTCCTTCCACTTGCGCGAGGTGGCGATGGCGAGGTTGGCGACGGACATGCCGTTGAGCATGCTGCGCACTTCGGGGTCGCGGCCGAGGTTGCCGAGGACGATGACTTTGTTGACTGAGGCCATGAGGCACTGCTCCGTTGCGTGATCGAGTAGTTGACGGGGTGGATTATGCAGACCAACCGTTGGTCTGTCAACAGGAAGTTAGAGTTACTGCGAAGTTTTTTGCGGCCTGGTGGCACCCAGCAGCCTCCAGTCGTTGCACTGCGTCCGCCGCGCGACCTGGTCGGCCAGCGCGAACACGCTGCTCACAGCCGAGTGCAGGCGCCGGTGGCGGCGCGCGTTGTATTCGCTGTCCTCCAGCGCCGGCGGTCTGCTCGCGTCCTGGCCGGAGCCGGCGGCCCAGAGCGCGCGCGGGTACAGCCGGCCGCGCTCTTCGGTGCGGATCCAGCCGCCGATGCGCACGCGCTTCTGGTGCTTCAGGCGCGCCAGCCTCACGCGCATCAGCTCGTGGCTGGTGCCCAGGTCGCGCGCCAGGTCGCGCGCCATGGTGGCGCCATGCGCCGCCAGGTAGTCGACGATCATCTGCGGCAGGCTGCGCGGGTCGCCGCGGCGCAGGGCGGGGGTGCGTGCCGCACTCATGGGCGCAACGCCTTGTAGGCCTTCTTCAGCTGCAGGTACATGCCGCGCACGCTGTTCGGGCTGTTGACCATGGTGGTGCGCCGGCGCGGGCCGGCGACGTAGTCGACCTGCGGGTCGCCGACCATCTCTTCGCGCGCCATCCTGCGCATCTGCTTGGCCTTCTTTGCGTTCATGCGGCCTCCGTCGTCGCCAGGCCGCCCAGCGCGCCGACCAGCGAGCCGATCAGCAGAGACAGCTCGCCCGTGGCCAGCGCCAGGCTGCCGTCGAAGGCATCGGCGCCTTCCTGGACGGAGCCGACCAGCGCGCCGTCGAGGATCTTGATTTTCTTCAGCTGCGCCTGGTCGGTGAGCACGAAGGACACGCGGCCGTTGTAGGTCAGGGCCAGCTTCGTGGGCAGCTTGCCTTCGCCGATGTGGGCCGCCATCACCTCGGGGTCCAGCTCGTGGTTCTGATAGCGCACGGCAGGGCTGGCGCCCTCGCTGCCCTTCAGCTCGCACTCGTTGTCGATCGCGAAGCCTTCGTCAGCCTCGCCGTGGACCAGCCAGTTCGCCATCGCCTGTGCCGGCGCAGTCGCGGTCTGCAGGTAGCTGGTCTTCAGGCTGGCGCAGTGCGTGAGACCCTCCGCCACCAGGTTGGCGCGGGCTGCGCTGCCGGCGTCGACCGCCAGGATGCCGCTGTCCGTGTCGATCCATGCCAGCACGTCGGTGCGGCGCGGGAAGGCGCGCGGCAGCAGCTCGATTAGCGCCTTCTCCTTCAGCTCCTTGCGCTGCTTCTTTCCGGGCTTGCGGCCGGTCTGCTCTTCGATGAGCTTGGCCAGCTCGTCGACCCGCTTCTCGACCGTCTTGCCGGGCACGCTGCGCTGCTCGATGGCCAGCTTGACCAGCCAGTGCCGCCGGCCGCTGCGCACGAGCATCTCGCCGTGCTCTGCGCCTCGCGGCGGCACCCAGCCGAAGGCCAGCTGCTGCGTCGGCCCGGTCGGCACGAAGGGGTTGGCCTGCAGGTCGGCCTCCAGCTCGTAGCTGTCGCCCATCTGGCTTGGGTCGACGCGAAACAGGATCAGGTTTTTCAGCATGGTGTTGTTCACTTCGGGTTGAGGTCGGTCTCGCGCACGCGGTCGTCAGGCACCCATCGGCCCGACGGCAGCTGGACATGGCAGCCCTTGAGCGGGCCCCACGAGGACGGCATGCCGCTGTCGCCCCATCGGGCGTGGCACAGCACCGCGGAGACGCCGGCCATGAGCGACAGAACGACAGCCATCGGCACCGCGATGAAGAGAGCCAGCGAGATGAATGGGAACCACTTCTTCATGCCGCCTCCGCCAGCTTGATCACGTCGTTCGCGGCCGCGCCGTAGGGCTCGCGCAGCAGCGCCTCGAACTTGCGCACGCGCGCCTCGTGCAGCCACAGGCCGGCGACCACTTCCTCGATGGCCTTCTCGTCGCGATGCACGCGCTTGATCCACAGTTCGTTGCCGTTGTTGAGGTGCGCCAGGTCGGGGATGGCGATCAGTATGTCGGTCCATCGGTGCCCGCGCACGAAGAAGCCCGCCAGCACCTGCGTCATGTACTCGCTGACGTCACCGGTTTGGATAATCCTGATGGCCTTCAGCGGGTTCAGAGGGGTCTTAACCTCGATGGCGCCGTCGTCCCCGACCGTGCCGTCGAAGCTGGCCCCAAACAGCCCGTCGTCGGTCTTGCAGAGCCCGATCTCGTCGACGATGACGCCGAAGCGCGCCTCATAGCGCATGCGCGCATAGGCCTCCTGCTCGTGGCCACGCTCGGTGGCGTAGAATCCGCCGCCGCTGTTTCCGTAGGGCTTGCCGGCGATGCGCTCGATGGCCAGGCGCGCAGCCAGCCCCAGCGCAGCATCACTCGGCTCGCCTACCGGCAGGCCCTGCAGCGCCAGCTCGATGCCGGACGCCTTGGGCTTGGCCTTGTAGTTGGCCTCAGCCATGGCTTGGGCCTCGGTCTTGCCGGCCTTCAGCGCCGCGACGTAGGTTGCCTGCTGCTCGGTCAGGCCGCCGACGATGCTGAGCGCATCTGCCGCCACGCTGGCGGTTGTGCAGCCAGCCCTGTCGGCCAGCCACTCGTCACTCCCTTGTTGTGCGGTGCACTGAATCATGATCCCCTTACCCCTTCTGTTAAGGCCCGCTCTACGGGCCAGTTGAGCCTGACTATTCGTTGCTGCAGAACGTGGAAACGAAGGCCTGTACGTCGTGACCACCCAGCCAGCGTGTCGGTCACGCCGCCAAACGTGACCCGCCTTGACGAGCGCCTGTTGTTGGCCTGCTCAACAGGCGTTGCCCATCGACAGTTCCCGGGCTCATAGTTGCCGTTCACGTCGTCGCGCTCCAGGGAGTGGTCCGCGGACGGCCGTAGGCCTACGCTCGCCACGAACGCGGCGAACGAGTCGACCCACTCGGCGCACACCTGAATGCCGCGACCGCCATAGTTGTGGTACTCGGTGTTGCCGGAGTAGTAGCAGCGCGACTTCATGTTTCTCCAGGCCATCCACTCAGGGGATCGACTCATGCCGTGGCGCGTTGCGGCCGCCGCAGACCTGCCCCTGCCGCACCCGCTGCAGCTGGACGTATTGCCGGAGCGCACGGCGTGGCCGTCGGCTACATGATCTTGCCCGCAGTCGCACTTGAACCGCCACATCAGGTTGCCGTTGCGCAGGCTGCGCCCTTCGACGCAGACGCCGACGAGGCTTCCGTATCTGAGGCCGGTCATGTCGATGCCGCGCATGTTTAGGCGTCGACGGTGTTGGCTTCGCGCAGCTTGGCGCGGTGCGCCAGCGCGACTTCCTTGAACTTGGCCGCGCCCTCGCGGTCCTGCGCGGCGGCGGCAGCGGCCATGGCCTCGCCGTAGACCTTGGTCAGCTCCGGCTCGGTCTTGGTCGCCGTGGCCTTGGTGATCCACGCCTGCGGGTCGAAGCCCGAGACCTTCGGCGCGCGCACGCCTGGCGCCAGCTCGGCCAGGCCCTCGCCGCCCTCGGTGTTGAGGTAGTGCGTCGCCTGGTCCAGGCGATCGGTCTTCGGCCAGTACTTGCTGGCGCGGATCACGATCGTCTTCTTGGCCATCTCCGACCAGTCGGTCTCCCACGGGCACGACTTCGCCTTGCCGGCCTTGAACGACTTCCACGCCTCGCTGCGGTCGCGGATGGCGTTGACTTCGTCGGTCGACATCATCTCGGTGAGGTGGTCGCCGTCCACGGTCTTGGCGACGCAGTACACGCCGACGATCGCGCCGCGATCCTTAGCGAATGCGTTGAAGCTGTGCGTCGGCTCCTTGCCCATGCCGTTGTAGGCGAAGGCGTCCTTTTCGCGCACTACGGCCGCCTGGGCCCAGCGGATCGAGCCGGACGCCGTGGCCAGCTCGATCAGGCCGGGATAGCTGATCGCCAGCACGATCTTGGTCGCGCCGCCCGACTTGCGCGGCAGCAGGTAGGCCTGCTTCTTTGCCGGATTCAGCGACAGCCCGATGGCGGCGACATTGGTGACGGCGTCGACGACCGATTGCCGGTTGTCGAGCGCCACCTTCAGTGTGTACTCGCTGGCCTGCAGGGCCTGCAGCGCGAAGCCGGCCTCGGCCTCGAATCGGATGGACCTGTCGACGAGCGCCGCGTTGAAGGCGTCGCGCGCTCCGTCGATGTCCCCGGCGATGATGGTCAGTGCGTTGCTCATTTTGACTCTCCGTTGGTTGCGCGCTTGCGGCCTGCTGCGGCCGCTGAAATCTTGGCGCGCACCGCCGGGTCCGCCATGGCCGCTCGAAGCGCCGGCAGGTACGCGTCGATCTGAGCCTGGGATCTCTTCTTGCCCAGGTTGGCGGCCTTGATCTTGGCGCGGTGCTCTGCGCTTTTCGGCTGCCGGGCGGCAGCCAGCAGCGCCGCCGCCGTCGCCGGGTGCGCGGGCAGCCCCTTCTTCATGGCCGATATGCGAGCCTTGGTGGCGTCCGTGTGTCGCATGCCTGGCGCGCCTTCGCCGCCGCTGGTGTGGTTGGCGAGCCGGACTCCGGCCGCGTGCGCGGCGGAGATCAGTGCGCGCTCATGCAGCATGGCGTCGGCGTCGCTATCGAACATGGTGACGATCTCGACGACGAGGCCGTGCTTGGCGACGATGCTTTGCCAGTGCGCCGACCGCCTGGCGCGCAGCCACGCCCGATCTCCGCGCCCCTTCCCGACATAGAACGGCTCGCCGCTGTCGGCCTTGCGGTGCAGGTAGGTGTAGCTGGCATCGCCGGGTATGCGCCCGATGAAGCCCCCGGCGCGACGAATCGGACCGAGCTTTGCCGCCACGCTCATGCGGCCTCCTGGGCGCTGACGATGCGGGCGTGCTGCTTGACCACGTCGAAGCCGGCGACCCACTCGAGCGCGGTCTGCGCCGGCACGCCGAAGGCTGCGCACAGTGCGTGCAGGATCTCCTCGTCGTCGGGGCGCTGGGCTGCCGGCGCCTGCGCCTTGGCGATGGCCTCGGCCGCCTGGCGCTCGGCCTCCAGCCGCTCGGCCTCGGCCTTCTCCGCGGCCGCGCGCTCGGCCAGGATGCGCTCGCCCTCGGCCTTGCGCGCCGCCTCGATCTCGCGCTGCTTGCGCTGCTCGGCGGCGATCTGCTCGCGGGCGATGCGGCGCTCCTCCTCGAAGGCGTCCTGCTGCCTCTTCAGCTCGGCAGCCTCGGCCTCGCGGCGGGCGCGGGCCTCGGCGTCCAGACGGGCCTGCTCGGCGCGCTCGGCGGCGATGCGCTCGGCCTGCGCGCGCTCGGCGGCCAGGCGTTGCGCTTCAGCGATCTGCTGCTGGCGCACCTGCTCTGCGCGCATCGCCTCGTGCTGGGCCGCCAGCTCGGCCTGCTGGCGCTCCAGCTCTTCGCGCTCGGCCCGAAGGCGCGCAGCCTCAGCCTCGGCTGCTGCGGCCGCGGCTTCACGCGCCTCGGCGGCTCGCCGCATCGCCAGCATGGCGTCGTACGAGCGCAGCCGGGCCGCCTCGGCCTCGGGCAGGAACTCCCCGAACTCACCCTCGGTGATCGGCGTCTGCTCCAGGCTGGCCAGCATGGCGTCGACCTGCGCCGCAGTGGTGCAGCCGATGGCCGCCGCCGGCGCGGCCGAGATGGCGTCGATCGCGCGGCGGATCGCCGCCACGCGCTCGCGCTCGGCCTGCTCGCGCTCGGCCTTCTCGCGAGCCTTGCGCTCCTCCTTGGCCTTGATGCGCCCGTCCCACAGCGACTCGACCGGATCGACCGCGGCGTTGATGAGGCCGACCAGCTCGCGCGCCTGGCGCTGCGCATCGAGCAGAGGCTTGTTGCCCAGCTCGTACGCGGCCTTCGCCGAGGTGCGCACCTTGACGCAGCGGGCGCGGAACTCGCGCGCGGCGGCCTCGCCGGCGGCGGTCTCGACATCCCAGGTGGCGGTGGCCGACTCTTCGGCCAGCGCGGCCAGGCCGGCTTCGATCTTGCGCAGCGGGTCGAGCAGGGCGACGGCGCCGCCGGCCGCCGGGCCGACGACTTCCGAGGCGATCTCGGCGTCGACGGCGTCATTGACCATGTCCTGAAGCACGTTCATCTCCTGTGTTGAAGCGAGGACTGAATGTTACGCACAAAAGATTCGCGCGTCAACACTTAATTGTTATGGAGCCAGCCGGATCCCGTCTGCGCCGTACAGCTTCGGGCAGGTCCAGAAGCCCTCGCTATCGTCGTGGCCGGACAGCATGCCCAGGAGCGACGTGCCGCGGATGCTGACCCAGTGGCCGCCTGGCTCGCCGCAGTTCTCGCAGGTGTGCCGCGCCAGCTCCTGGGCGCGCACCATGCGCCGCAGGCGCTCGGCGTTCTGCCGGTTCTTGTCGCGCTGGCGTCGGTTCATGCCGACCTGGGCCGCCAGTCGCCCCACGAGCTGCGCTCCGCGCCGCAGTCGACGCAGAGGAACTCCAGGGCCCCGTTGGCGTGGGCGTGGATGATCTTCGTGTACCTGTGCTCGCACGGCGCAGGCCCTTTCTCGGCGGCCTGTGCCGCGACCGCAGCCTCGTAGTCCTTGCTGGAGGCGAACATGCTCATGCTGAGCTGCTCCGGCTCTGCTTGCGGCTCCCTCTGCTGCTCGGCGGCGCGGGCCGCGGCGTCCAGCCGGTCGAAGTGGCGCAGCAGTTCTCGCAGGTCGTCGGCAAAGACGACCGTCTCGTCTTTGCGCATGCAGCGGATGCTGTGCACCCCGGGCGCCGCCGCCATGCGCAAGCGTCGGAGGGCTTCGTGGAACTTCATGGCCGGCGCTCCCGCAGCGCGGCCAGGATGCGCGGTGGCACGATCTTCCAGCGCTGGCACTTGCTCAGGGTGTGGCCGCCTCCGCAGTACGGGCAGGCGCGGCTACTGGCACGCATCGCACGGGCCCTCGCTGTCGGCCGGCTTCAGCGGGCAGGCCAGCGGCGTGTCGTCGTCCAGGCTGAACGCGTCGTCGCTGTCGAACTGCTCGCCCTGCACCTCGAAGTCGTTGCCCTTGGGCACGATGGTGTTGTTCATGCAATGGTCCTCTTGGGTCATGTGCCACGGATGATGGGATCCGCGCTCCACCGCTGGCGGTTGCGGATGGCTGCGTCGAGCGGGTCGAAATTCGACTCGCAGACGGTGTACTTGTAGGCCGGGCTGCCGTCCGGATGGGTCGGGTAGATCGCCGGCGTGTCGGCATCCCACGCGGCGCGCAGCACGGTAGGCCGCTCGGCGGGCGCCTTGCGCGTGCGCTCGTAGTCCTTCGCCCACTCGGCGCGGGTGAAAAATCGCACGGTGCGGTGTCCGACCTTGCCCTTGTGCAGCAGGCCGTGCGCCACCAGGCGCATGGTGATGTTGTAGCTGTGGCGCACGCTCTCGCCGGTCACGTCCATCAGCGAGATGCCGGTGCGGCCTGCGCGCTGGGCCATGTCCAGCAGCCGCTTGTCGAGTACGGTGTTCGTCATGCGATGACCCTGCAGTGGTCGGGCAGGGCGTCGAGCACGGCCGTGGACTCGCGCCGTGTGCCCAGGCTGAAGAGCGCCTCGTAGGCGTCGACCAGGCGCTCCAGCGGCTCGCGCTCCGGGCCGGCCGTGCCGACCTTGCCGCTGCGCTTGAGCCGGTCGGCCACCGAGGTGACGGCCGCCAGCGCCGAGTTGACGGCCTCGATCGCGTCGGCCAGGCCTTCGGCGTCGACGGTGTCGTCGCGCAGCAGCTGCTCGCACATGCCGGAGCAGTACATGGCGATGCGCAGCAGCACCTGCACGTCGTCGGCGTCACCAGTGTGGCCGAGCACGCCAGCCAGCGCGGCGCGCGCCTGGATCATGGCCTTGGTCTTCATGTCGGCGGGGAAGCCGAAGACGATCGGCACCGAGCGCACCGGCACAGGCCGGCGGTTGCAACGCTTGCGGGTCACGTCCGGTCCCTCGTCCTGTCGGAGGCCGGCGAGCCCGTGAGGACCAACAACATCAGCGACCCGTACCAGGTCAGCCAAGACTCAATGGATTGCAACGGGGTCAGCATGGGCGGCCGCTTCGTGGTGAAGGCCGCATTGTCCCAACAAACAGTTGCGGCGTCAACCGCAATTGTGTGTGCGGACGAAAAAAAGCCCAGCTTGGAAGCCGGGCCTTCTTTCTCAGCCGCCTAGACCCGGGATCCCCCAGACCATCACGGCCCCGCTGCTTTTCCGGGGTGGCCAGCTGTCAGCACATTCGGGTCAGCTGCCCGCTCGGAGACCGGGCGCTAGGCCCGCCGCATGTGCCATACGGTTCGTGTTGCTCCGGGCATTCTACATAAACTTTTAGCAGGCGCAAGAAGTTTTAGCGCCGCTTGCCCGCGACGAGTTCCGGCTGCCTGCCGACCGACTTGGTGGCCACGCCCAGCAGCTTGTCGCGGTCGACGGCATTCACGGCCAGGAACTCCGCCACGGCCGTCCGCGCCGCGGCCAGCGGATCCGCCGATGGCGGGGGCTCGGGCCTGGAGCGCTCGACGGCCTCCAGATGCATGCGCGCCAGGTCGCCGAGCAGGTTCTTCGCGCGCAGCGGAAGCTTGCAGATGACGAGCAGCAGGTCGACATCCTTCGGGTCGACCATGGCCGCCGCGGTTCGGCCTTCGGCCACGGGGTTCGCCCCCTCGGACCAGTCCATCGTGAAGCTCAGCGCCTCTTCGATGAGACGGATCTTCGACTTGCTGGGGTAGGAGCGGCCGCTCTCCCAGTGGCGCACCGCCTGTTCGGTGACGCCGACGCGCATGGCCAGCTGATGCATGTCCATGCCGAGCGCCTCGCGCCGGACTCTGATCTGGTCCTTGATTTGCACCGTGCACTCCTGGTTCGGTGATGAGGTGCCTATTGACGCACGCCAACAAAAACTTTGCAATAGAAAGGATTGCTTCGTACAATAAATCGCACCCCCAAAGGATAGGGGGGGGAAAGGATAGCATGCAGTTCGTCAACATCCACGGCGAGCCGGTCACCATCGGCCCGCCCTTGCCCGCCAAGAAGAGGCCTGCCGCCGTCGGGCAACAGTACCACAAGGGCTGGCACGTCGTGGGCTACAGCCCCGACCAGCTGCTGGCTGCGCGCCTCGTCCACGAGCGCGGCGGGTCGCCGAAGCCGTTCGACCCGGTAGCCTGGATGCTGGAGCACAAACCGCTGCGCGTGCGCAGCAAGCCTTATGAGCTGCACTTGGCCGCCAGGGAGTGCGCCGCGCTGGCGACCGCCGCCGGGTGGCATGACGTGCGCGTCGTGGCTAAGGCGAAGGGCAACTGATGACCAAGTTCGCCTTCTTCATCGGCGGCCCGCTGGATGGCCAGCGCCACATAGTCCAGGAGCTGAGGCCTTCGGTCGAGATGCTCCACGCGGAGCGCGCCGCCGTGCCGGTCAGTTACGGAGGCACCGAGCGCCAGGTGCAGACGACCCGTCTGCGCTACGTGATGCCATCCCGACCCATCAACCCCCGAATGCATCTGGCCTGCCATGTCGAGCACGACGTCATCGACGCCGAGATCGGCGTGTACCACTACGTAGGAGGCGAGCGCACAAGATGATCATCACACACACCCTCAAGCCGTCCGTCGACCTAGCCGCCGGCGCCATCCTCCTGGAAGAGTTGTCCGAGGAACAGCTCGACATCGGCGGCAAGCTGTTTAAGCGGCACGCTATTGCCGTGGTACACACCCGCGACCAGGCGATCCGTGAGGCGCTGATCAAGCTGGGCTGGACGCCGCCGCCCGAGCCAACCTTCCCGCCGGCTGGCGGCGGCGCCTGCCCGAGGTCCGACGGGCAGGCGGCCGGAGAGGCCTGCCAGGCCAAGGCCGAGCGCGTCGCCAACTTCGACGCCAAGGCGGCCGGCGAGTTCATGCTGCGCCACCTGCGCAAGCACGGGCCGACCAGCTCGGAGATCCTGGTCGAGGTGTGCCGCATCGCCGGCTACAAGCCGCACGACGACCGCGCCTTCGGCCCTGTGATCGCGAGCCTGGCGCGCGCCGGCCGCATGCATCAGGTCGGAGAGTGCCGCCGCCGACGCGGCAACGGCACGGCCGGCGGCCGCATCTGGGGGATTTCGCTCGCCCCAGGCGAAACAAACAGGTAGCACATCAACAAACGTGCGCTACACTGCGCACGCGCCCGGCTAGGGGAGAGCTACCCCGAAAAGCGGATTGTCCGCCCGCCTGCCGGCGCGCCTTTACCGCGGCACCACAAGGACACGTAGTGGCTGGAGACTGGATCAAGATGCGGGCCGACATTCTCGCGTCGCCTAAATTCGATAGGCTGCGCCGCGAGCTGGAAACCGGTTCGGCTGACCTTCTGCTGCTCCTGTACAGGACTGCAGGCTGGTTTGAGAGGCACGCCAAGTATGGCCGGATGAGTGAGCCCGACGCCTCCGCGCTGGACGACCACCTACGCAGGCCTGGATTTTCTGAGCGCCTTCGCTCCTGCGGTTGGCTGAAAGCAGCTGGAGGCGCGGTCAGTCTCGCCGGATTCTGTGAGCCGGCAGCGACGCGCAAGTCGCTGGGGGCGCGGCTGCGGGCCGCCGTGCTGTCCGCCGGGCGGTGCGCGGCATGCGGGTCGACAGAGGAGCTTGTCGTGGATCACGCGACGCCGATCGCCAGAGGTGGGTCCAGCGATCCTAGCAACCTGCAGTGCCTGTGCTCCCCATGCAGCCGCGCGAAGTGGCGGATGACGATGCCGGAGTTCCTGGCAGAAAGGCGGGGCGCGTAATGGCTGGCGACTGGATGAAGATAGAGGCGAGCACCCCAGAAAAGGAGGAGGTACTCGCCATCACATCCCGCATGGGGTGGGACGACGCGGACCTGGCTGTCGGGAAACTCTTTCGGCTCTGGCGATGGTTTGACCAGCACACGACCAACGGTAACGCTGCGCGCGTTACCACCGCGTTACTCGACCGTATCGTTGGCGTTAGTGGATTCTGCGAGGCCGTGCGCGAGGTCGGGTGGCTGGAGATCTCTGGCGACGGGATCAGCCTGCCGAGGTTCGACCGGCACAACGGAACTACCGCCAAGAGCAGGGCGCAGACCGCCAAAAGAGTGGCCAAGCACAAAGCTAACGGAGAGGTTAACGCTTCCGCTAACGGTCACGGCGTTAGCGGTGCGTTACCTAGAGAAGAGAAGAGAAGAGAAGAGAACAAAGAGAGTGGGTCGGCTCCGCCTCCGCCCCCTCCTGGCGAGCCCTTGAAGGCCAAGTCGGGCAAGCCGAAGGGCGAGCAGACCACCTACGACGCCTGGGTGAAAAAAGCGGCCGACGCCGGCGAGAAGCCGATCCCGAACGACCACGCCGCACGCCGCTATGCCGAGGAGATCGACCTGCCTGCTGAGCTTCTTCGGCTGCACTGGCTGTGCTTCCGCCGCCGGTACGCCGGCACCCGGAAGACCTACATCGACTGGGGGCGCGTGTTCCGCCGCTCGCTGCAGGAGGCCTGGTTCGGGCTGTGGTTCCTGAACGACGACGGCAAGTACGTGCTGACCACCCGCGGCAAGCAAGCCGAGATCGAGTTCAAGGAGAAGTCGTGAGCGACAGCCGCAACGCCCCCTGGTCCAGCGAGTCGGAGCAGTCCGTGCTGGGCGCCCTGCTGCTCGACAACGGGGCCATCGACCGCATCGCCGAGCTGAAGGCCGAGGCCTTCTTCGACGGCGCCAATCGCCGCATTTTCGTCGCCATCCTGTCGCTGCTGAACACCGGCAAGCCGGCCGATGTGATCACCGTGTTCGAGCGGCTGCAGGCCACCGGCGAGCTGGCCGACGCAGGCGGGCTGCCGTACCTGAACGCGCTGGCACAGAGCGTGCCCAGCGCCGCCAACATCGTGCGCTACGCGGGCCTGGTGATGGAGCGGGCCAAGGCGCGCGCGCTGATGGCCGCCGGCGCGTCGGCGGTGGAGGCGGCCGCCGACCAGGCCACGCCGATCGACGAGCGCATCGAGCGCGTCTCTGCTGAACTGATGCGGCTGCTGGAGCAGGGCGCGCAACGCAGCGCCACGCCGCTGGCCGAGCTGCTGGTGCGGCACACCGAGATCATCGAGGCCCGCGCGAACGACAGGATCCGCGTCACGCCGACCGGCCTGATCGACCTGGACAACATGCTCAACGGCGGCATCCGCCCGGGCAACCTGGTGATCCTGGGCGCGCGCCCGAGCATGGGCAAGACTGCCCTCGCGCTGACCATGGCGATGCACATGGCAGGCGGCGCCGGCGTGGGCTTCCTGTCGATGGAGATGTCCGAGGAGGAGTTGGGCGACCGAGGTGTTGCGCTACTCGGGCACCTGGACCTGTCCGATGTGCAGCGCCCTCCGCAGGGCGGAGAGTTCTGGGAGCGCCTGGTCGAGGCCACAGAGATGGCGGCCGGCAAGAAGCTGTACGTCGACGACCAGGGCGGCCTGACGCTGGCCCAGGTGCGCGCCAAGGCCCGCGCCATGAAGCGCAAGCACAACATCGGCGTGCTGATGGTCGACTACCTGCAGCTGATGTCGGGCACCGACCCGAAGCTGAATCGCACCTACCAGCTGGAAGAGATCACCCGAGGCCTGAAGACGCTGGGCAAGGAGCTGGACATCGTGGTCGTGGCGCTTGCGCAGGTCAAGCGCACGGTGGACGGCATGCCCGGCCTGGCGGACCTGAAGGACAGCGGCGCCATCGAGCAGGACGCCGACGTGGTGGCCTTCATCCATCGGCCGATCCAGACCAAGCCTGACCTGGGCCCGGACTTCGAGAACTACGCCCAGATGTTCGTCGCCAAGAACCGGCAGGGCCGCACCGGCCTGCTCGACCTGGCCTACGTCGGCCGCGAGACGCGCTTCTCGTCGTGGTCCGGCCCAGCGCCGACCGCGACGCCGAACACGATGACCAAGCGCAAGGCGCTGGCCGAAGCCTTCTGACCCCACACAACACGGAAACCCCATGAGGAACCTGCCCATCGATGCCAAGCGCTGCCGAGGCGCCGACGAGAAATTCAACCCAACGATCTGCCCGGCGCGCAGCCGGTGCCAGCGTCACGTCCAGCTCGAGCTGGACCGCCAGCTGTGCCTGCCGCCCGAGGTGACAGTCAACATCCGGGCGATGGTCTACCCGATCGTGGGCAACAACACCTGCCACTTCTGGATCCCTGTCGGGAGCGCCGCATGATGATCTCCAGGACCGGGGTGCTGCGCCTGGGCAAGGCGCACAGGGCGAAGCGCCAGCAGGCCGAGCTGTCCGCCCTCGCGCAGCTGCCCCCCTGCATAGTGCGCGTCAGGTTTGGTCCGCGATTCATCGAAGACATGGCGCGCCTCAGCCGAAGGGACCAGGCCGCCGAGCTGCGCGAGCGGTGTTCTCGCCTCCACGCGGAGGGTCGCCTCGGCCCGCTTGACAGCAAGCCGCCTGTCGTCGAGACCGACAGCAAGTCGGACTGCGTCGACATTTTCCTGCGCGTGCAGGGGCAGTACATCCGCAGAGCCCGCTTCGACCTACTGGAGCGGGTGCCTGGCGTGATCAGTGTGGCCGTGAGGATGTAGCCATGAGCGAAGCAGAAGTGATCTTCGCGATGACGTCCGACTGGGGCGTCGACCTGGCGCGACCCGGCGGCGATACCACGGCGGTGTCGCGGTGCGAGTTGATCAACGGCGAAATCGGCCGCATCGATGGCGGCGTCCGCTTCATCGAGTCGCCCTTGCTGCGACACTTCCCGGCGCGCCTCGGGGCGCACCGGCGGGCGCGCACGGCGCGCGGCCGCAAGGCGTCGCTGCATGCCGCAGGAATGGCGCCGTTGCCGGTGCGCCGCGGTCGCCGCTGGCAGAAGCTGCGTGGCCGCCTTTTCGGGCGTGCGCGATGAACCCGTTCCGCAACCGGTGCGCCGAGACCATGGGCGGCGAGGACCAACCCGCGTTCAGGCGCACAAGCGGCAGCGTGATCTGCGAGGCTTGCGGCAAGGAGTACCGCCGCCACCCGCACAGCGAGCACCGCGACTTCGACGGCTACCCCTTCTTGAACCGTCTGTGCAATGGGGATCTCGTCAAGCTGTGAAGACCATAGACATCAGTACCAAGAAGCACCCAGGCACGTTCGCCGTGGTGGACGACGGCGACTACGACGCGCTGCGCCAGCACTGCTGGTATGCGATGCAGTTCCGCCGGCGCCACGTCATCTATGCGGCGCGCATGGAGTCGATCGATGGCAGGAGGGTTGTCGTTCTAATGCACCGCCAGGTGCTTGGTTGCCTGGGCCGCGTTGACCACGCCGACGGCGACGGGCTCAACAACCAGCGCCACAACCTTCGCGAGGCGACGGCTGTGCAGAACGGCGGGAACAGCAGGAAGCGGGCGCTAGGCACCTCCGCGTTCAAGGGTGTGTCTTGGCACGCCGCCGCCGGCAAGTGGCGGTCTCAGATCAAGTCCGGCAAGAAGCGAGTGCACCTCGGTCTGTTCGATGACGAGGTCGCTGCAGCGATGGCATACGACGCCGCCGCGTCGGCCGTCTTCGGCAAGTTCGCCCACGTCAACTTCAACAAACAAGACGGCCTCGAAAGGGCATGACCATGAGCAATGAAACCCAACTGCTGCGCCAGCTGGCGCAAGCCATCGACGACCTGGAGGCCATGGTCTCGTTCATGCCGGACAAACCGGACTTCAAGGTGCAAGTCCCGGAGCTTGAGGTGTCCTGGAGCACGGGCTGCGCGACGCGCGGATACGCGGAGCTGCGTGCCGGGATGAGGCGTGTGATCGGCGCCCGCTGGCTGGAGCTGCGCGACGAGGCCATCGCCGCCAAAGCCATGGAGATCGACCGCCTGCGCCAGGAGCTGGCGCGTCCGAAGCGCCTGGCCGGGGATGTGGCGTGACGACGGGCCTGGTCAGCGGCATGTCGCTGGAGAAGGCCTGCGCCACGGTGGCGGCGCGCGCCGAGCAGCTGCGCGCAGAGACCGACGCGCCGCTCAGCGTCTGGACAGAGACCGGCCGGCAGTCGGTGCTGGTGGGCATCGCGCGGCGCGGCATGGCCGCGACCACAATGCTGGTCCCGCGCGCGGAGTACGACGGGATCAAGCTGTTCGAGAGGCTCGTGGCCGAGACGCCGGGGGGCCCCGCATGACGGCGCCCATCGACACGCAGCAGCACATGCGCCGCTGCCTGGTGCGCGCCGTGCTGGCGATGCGCGAGCGCGACGGATCCGACGTCGCCAGGGAGTGGCTCGCCGCCTACGAGCGCAAGCACAAGGACCGCTCGCTGCGGGCCCAGGTTTTCGAGCAGTTCGACCTGGGCAACCGCGGGGCCTGGGGCGACTGGCGCGAGCCGGTCGAGGCGACATCGTGAGGCAGCGCATGGTCGAGGTCGTTGCCGTCGACGGCAGCCTGGTGCGGCAGGAGACTTACGAGCACCTGCCGCTGTTCGAGCGCATCGCGCTGATGTGGGACTGGGTCTTCTGGAGGCGTTACGTCCTCGGATTGGATTGGTGGTAGGCCATGGCCAACGTGGTGGTGCACAAAGGTGGGGACGGCAAGCTGGCCGGCTTCGGTGAGGCCGGCGCGCGCGCGTGGGCCAGGTTCCAGCAGATGCTGTCTCGGCTTCAGGTCGGCGAGACGCTAGAGTTTCAGTGGCGCGAGCCGCGCAGTCCCGGGTTCCATCGCCGCCACTTCGCGCTACTGAACTGTATCTACGAGCAGCAGGACCAGTTCACCGACGCGGAGGCGTTCCGCATGTGGTGCCACGTAGGCGCAGGGTTCTGCAGCCTGGTGCCGGGGCCTAAAGGCAAGCCTGTCGCCATCCCGGACAGCATCGCCTGGAGCAAGCTCGATGAGACCGAATTCCAAGAGCACCACCTGGCCGTCGTGCGCTTCCTGCGCAGCACGCACGCGACCAGGTTCCTGTGGCCCACGTTGAGCGACCTGCAGGCCGACGAGATGATCAACAACCTGTTGCTGGAGTTTGGCGCATGAGGCGACTCGACCTGGCGGGCCAGAGGTTCGGGAGGCTGGTGGCGGTCAGCCCGCACAGCAAGAGAGGGAGGGACAATCTCTGGTCGTGCGCATGCGACTGCGGATCGACCTCGTTCGTCGTTGTCGCCAAGCTGCGCTCCGGGCGCACGCGCAGCTGCGGCTGCCTTGCCTCCGACGCCGTGAGCGCCAGGAACATGCAGGCTGCCAGGCACGGCATGTGGAAGTCGCCGGAGTTTCAGGCATGGCTGTCGATGAAGAAGCGCTGCCTGTCGCCGTCGGCCCCAAACTACCGCGACTACGGCGGCCGCGGCATCACTGTGTTCCGAGACTGGATCGATTCATTCGAGGCCTTCTATGCATACGTGGGGCCGCGACCATCGAGCGCTCACTCCCTGGACAGGATCCGCAACCACGAGGGGTATGCGCCAGGCAACGTGCGGTGGTCGACCGCGCAGGAGCAGCAGAACAACAGGCGATGCAACGTCACGGCGCTCGTGGGCGGGCGCGCGCTGACGGCGGCGCAGATCGCTACGGAGTTCGGGTTGCCGCACTCCACCGTGCTGAAGCGCATTCGATCTGGCGCTGATGCGACTGGCATCGTCGCGCCAGGTCGGCGACGCGGCGCAGGTTAGCCTGCCGAATTCGCTTGACGATTTCTTCTCGCCCGCCTAGAAACTGTTGTATGACATACAAACGGTTCTTGAGGGCCAGACGATGAAGAAAGCAGAGATCATTGCCCAGGCCGCCAAGCTGTGCGGCCAGCACCCGCAGCTGGTGCGCGACGTGTTGGCGGCCGCGGCAGAGGCGGCGAAGGGGGCGGTGCAGCGCGGGGAGGAGGTCTTCCTGTTCGGGCTGGGCAAGCTGGAGGTGGCGGCGCGCGGCGCGAAGAAGGCCCGCAACATCTGGACCGGCGACACGGTGACCGTGCCGCCGCGCCGCGTGGTGCTGTTCAAGGCGAGCTGCTCCCTCCTGGCCAGCGCGAACGCAGCCTGAGCATGCCGCGCGGCAACAAGTACGGCGCGAAGAAGGTCGTCGTCGACGGCGTCGCCTTCGACAGCAAGCGCGAGGCCAAGCGCTGGGGGCAGCTGCTCAAGCTGCACGCCGAGGGCGCGATCTCTCTGCCCGAGCGCCAAGTCCGCTACGAGCTGATCCCGAAGCAGGCGCGAGCCGGCGTGACCGAGCGCGCCTGCCACTACGTGGCCGACTTCCGCTACGTGCGCGTCGACGGCGTGATGATGGTCGAGGACGTGAAGTCGCCGCCGACGCGCAAGAAGCCGGACTACGTGATCAAGCGCAAGCTGATGCTGCAAAAGTTCGGCATTGCCGTCCGGGAGGTGATGCTGTGATCGGCGAGCGCCGCACCACCCACGAGCGGCTGCTCACCGCATTCAGGTCCAGCCACCTGGAGCTGGACAGCGAGCACCGCGGCGACGCGGACTACCTGATTGCCCTGGGCATCGCCGGCTCGCGCAGCGGCATGCTGGGCGGCGACGTGCTGCGTCTGCAGCTGGCCGGCAGCCCGGCCGACTACCGCAACGCGCGCGAGTCGGTGGTGCGGTTGACCCGGCGCCTGGCGATGAAGCACAACTGGCGCCTGTCCGGCGACAACACGCGCCGCGTCGGCGAGCTGGCGCTGGCGCACCACGTCTTCCCGACCTGCCCTGTCTGCAAGGGCCGGCGCTTCGAGGTGGTGGAGGGCTCGCCGTCGCTGAGCGGCCGGGCCTGCCGCGCCTGCCACGGGACCGGCGCGCGCCCGATCCAGCGCAAGCTGGGCCGCGAGATCCGCGAGGTGCTGGAGACGCTGGAGCGCATCAGCGAGTTCACCGAGGGCAGCGTCGCGAGGTTGATGCGATGAAGTCCTGGATCTTCCGCAACCTGCCCTCCGGCGCCGAGCTGCCGTACCACCGCGGCGTGGTGCCCGGCAGCGAGGTGCATGTGCTGGGCTGGCGACACCCTGGCTCGGTCGACGTGCGCACCGTCGTGCGCCTGGTGACCGCGCGCTGTGATGACGGCGTGATGGCGCTGCTCGATGCGCCGCTGCACAACCAGCCGGCCGCGGGCGCGTGGGTGTCGCTGGCCTGGACGCGCGAGGGAGGCAAGGCCGCATGACGGTTCTCGCGTGGGACGGCAAGACCCTGGCGGCCGACAAGCAGGCCACAAGCAGCGGCATGA